TTCTGCCTTTTTGGTTATCTGTAAATTTTTTACTGAGGTAATGATGTAGTGCATCAGGTTCTTGACCTGGGCGTCCCCTGCGGCTACCCCCCGCTTGGCCAGCCCTTCGCGCACCCGCTCCTTGACGACTATGTCGGCTAGAGAAAGCGTAAACTCTTTGAGTCCGTCGCGCGGCAGGTGCAGGTGCAAGAGAGCTGCTTCCCCTGCGAACGGGTCGTGCATGCGCTTGACCACGTACAGGTTGTTCTCGTACACCATGATGGGCTCGTCTTCGCCACCAGCGTTAAGGTAGATTGCACCGCTCTTAGCACGAAAGTACGGCTCGGGTAGAGTTGGAAAAGTCTGAGTTACCCCACCCTCCTCTTCGTTACCGTCCCCGTCGTCGAACTCCTCAGCCCGTGCAATCTCAGCGCCGAGCATGATGGGTGACTTAAACTTGCCTTGGTTGGGGCAGCCCTCGCAGCCGCCTGGGTTCTCGCGCTCAAAGGTCGCGCAAAAGTGAGGGCCGCCAATGTCAGCAGCCTTCTTCTCTGTCTCCCCTTCTGTGTAGTTGGGGTGATCCTTGGACATCTTGTGGATGGCCGTATCACGGTCGATGCAATGGGTTGCGATCGATAAAGCCGAGCGCCACAAGTTGTAACTTATGTCGGCTTGATTCTCAAAACAGTACAGCAGTTGCTGGCAGCCTTCGCCGTTGGCCGACTTGATCATGATTGTTTTGAACCGCTTGACGCGATCCTCGAACATCGTCTCCATCAGCGGGCTGAGTCGGCGCGGGATAAAGTCGCGCTCTTCTTCTGGCTTGGAAGCGCTAATCAACGCTTTCCAGTATTCATAACTCTGTGCTTCGTACTGGCTGTTTAGCACAGACACGAGCATTGGGTTGTCGGGGTTCTTGAAGTTGTATGTGCCCGGCTCACGCAGAACACGAGACGGCTCGAACACCGAGGGATCAACGATTAGACCGTTCTGCTGCGCAATGTCCCGCAGACGATGCGACAACGACACCCACATATTGCGCGGTATCGTCTCGGTCAGCACCCAATAAAAATGCAGGCCGTAGCCCGAATCAATGATGATCGGACGAGGCAGGTTGAGCTTCTTGCAAAAGTCGCGTGCAGCGGCTAAACCGGTGGCTTGATCGATGTAGCCTTCAATCTTGCCCTTGGCGTTAGGCGTGCCCTTCTCTGAACCGCAGTCAATGTCCATCCACAGAGCACGAAAGTGCTTGGCATTGCTGTGCTCTCGGTGATCTTCATCGCCAAATTTAGCGCAACCAAAGTAGGCGTCAAACTTGTGCTTGATCAACCACTGAGTCTGTGTATTGAACTCTTCCCGCGTCGCAAAGAATGTTTGCTTTACGTATCTACCCTTGCCCCACGAACAGTACCGTCCCTCCGCAGGGAGCACTGTATCGAGCAAATCAAAGTTGCTGGTCATGGAGTATCACAAAGGATGTGCAGCGCAGGGCCGAAGCCCCGCGCTACCCGGATTACCTAGTTAGGCGTGCAACGTACGCTTCGATGTCCCGTAACAGCTCGGGCCTTGGGTCGTGCCTTCCTTCAAACCAGTTGTAGACCGTCTGACGGGAAACACCAAACTGCTCGGCTACGTCTGCTACCGATACGCCGCTAGCAATGCACGCGCGACCTAACGCTACGCCTATCAACCTTTTGCTGGCGCTTTTGTTCGCCGAAATGGTGTATTGGCTGTATCCGTGAGGCATCACTTACCCTTCGTCGCTCCAAGCAGAAACCACATCGGCAAGGTTCTTCTTACCGCCAGCTTCAGGCTCGGCTTTCTTGCTTGCACGCTTAGTCGGCTCGGGCTCTTCAGCCTTGGGCGCGGCCAGTGCGGGCTGCTTGGTTACACCGTCTGCTTGCGAAGGAGTCATCACCACAAGCGCCTTGGTCTGCTCGGTGTTGGCAACCTTCTGCACCACATCAAACTCATTGCGCTTGATGAAGCGGGTCGGGTTAAACAGCAGCGACTGGTTGTCGTTGTCCTCGTTAAAGGAGATGCGGCTGACCATATAGTCGATGCTCTTGCCGTTGCTGCTCAAGTACTTAGTGTAGTTCTCGAACGTGAACGTGCCGTTGCCACCGTCACCAAACAGCGACTTGGATGCAAGGTTCATTTGATACACCTCCCCTTCCAGGTTAGTGCCGAAGTCCTGCTCAAGCAGCACAGCGATGCGACGGCTGTAACGGCAAGCCTTGGACTGACCTTGGCCTGAGCCTTTGGTATTTTGTGGGCAGTCGTTGCAGTTGCGGGCTTGTGGGTTAGTGGCCTTAGCGTCTGGTGCATTACCGTCGTTGCTGAAGCAATCTGGTGCAGTCGGCTCGGCATCGGGACTCCACGCCTTAGCGTAGAAAATGCGGCCCACCTTCGGAGCGGCGTTGACAATAATGGCGCTTAAATCACCCTTGATCTTGCCCATCTCCTCCCCGCTGATCATCAGCTTGAAGGTGCCGTTCTTGGGCACGATGCGCTTGACGCCTGAGCGACCAGCCAGTTGCTTGGTGAGTTCACTGACACCCTGCTGCTGCAAAAAGTCAGGTAGATTTTGATTGAGTACGATGTTGCTCATTTCTAACTTTCCTTGGAACGTCTAACAACCACGGTGAATTCCCGCTCGACATTGAGTCCAGCCGGATGCGCGTCGGGATTCTCTTCAAGAAACTGCTTCATGTGTGTCTGATGCAGTCGCTTTTCCAGCAGGGCAAACGCATCGTGCTTCTTGATAAAGTGATACATCGAATCCCAATCATTCGTCCAGTACCGTGACTTGACCGAACGGATGATCGTCCCTGCATTTGTCTTGATGCTGTTGGCATCAACAGATTTACAAACCTCAAGCATCTCCTGCTCGATGAGCGAAAGCTGATTGCTCAACTCCTCATCTTCGCACTCAAACTTACGCTTGAGTTCACCGCGCGCATCTCTGATCTTGATGTAGATTGCGGTTAGTTGCTCAAGCGGTACGCCGCTAATTTTGGGGGTGCCTTCGGCTTGGACTTCTTCGTCCATGTTAGCTCCTTTTGTTGTCTGTGTTAGGTGATTGTACAAGCTTACTTGACTTTGTCAAGTGCTTTCGGCCAACTCTTGTTTGTAAAGTTCAACTATTTTTTCATGGTTGGCTATGTTGCTGCGCAGCAAGGCGTACAGCCGTGTCTCAATCGGGCTTCCCTGGATGTGCACCACTGTCATGGCGTTCTTCTGTCCTGGGCGATCGATGCGTGCGTTGGCTTGTAGATAAGTCTCAACGCTGACAACAGGAGCGTACCAAACGATCGTGTCGGCTGCAGTCAGGGTAAGTCCGTGCGCCGCAGCTTTTGGCTGAATGATTAGCACCTTAGGGTCAACATCCGTCTGAAAACGCTTGATAATGTTCGTGCGTTCATGCACCGGCACTTCACCGTTGATGATGTTCGACGTTATGCGTTGTTTGCTCAGATAATCATGTATCTGCTTGATTGTGTGTGTAAACGGCACGAACACCAAGACTTTGTTACTTGCTTCTTCGATGACTTCCCTGACTGCGGTTAGTCTATTACTCGCATCAAAATCAACGACCTCGCCTGTGTCCGTGTACACCGAGCCGCATGCAATCTGAAGCAGCTTGCTGAGCTTGACCGCTGCGTTGACGGCGCTGACTTCTTCCCCCGCTGCCTCCATGAGCATGTCGGTTTTGAGCTTCTTGTAGTATTTGACTTGCTGGGGCGTCATCGGTGCTTCCCGGTCGGCGAACGTGACCTCCGGTAGATCAAGACACTGACGCTTCTCGAATCTAATTGCCGGTTGTAGTACACGATGCACGACCGACTGGGCTGCGGGCTTAGGCACCCACCTGTACTGTGTTACCGGATACATCACTTGGTCGCGGAACTGCCCGTAGAAAGGCGGCACACCATCGGGGTTCACTAGCTTGGCCAAGCCATAAGCATCCACAGGCGACTGGGCGGCAGGCGTGCCCGTCAGCATCCACAAACCCCTGACGTGTTTCATCACGTCGCGCAGTGTCTTCCATCTATCGGTCTGCGCGTTCTTATAGGCAGAGGCTTCATCTACCACGATCAAGTCGAACCCACCGTTGATAGTCTCGGCTTTGCAGATGGAGACTCCATCAAAATTAATGACGACGTACTCAGCCCCTGCGTTGATGATCTTTTTGCGCCTATTGGCGCTGCCGTAAGCCACATCGACACGTCGGTGTACAGCGAACTTGAACAGGTCTTGCTGCCATGCTGAGTACATGATTGACAGTGGGCACACCACCAACACCCTGCGCAGTAGCCCCAGGTTCATGAGGTAGTCGGTTGCCCATATCACCGAGGCTGTTTTACCGGTGCCCTGCTCATTGAAGCAGAAGGCTTTGCGTTGGCCAGAGAGAAACGCCGCTGTTTCTTTCTGATGTAGGAACGGAGCCATGCCGGGAGGACACGGCCAGTTGTAGTTGGGGAGGAAATCTTGTTGTTCCATTAGTTACTTCTTCCTCTCCCGCTTGCTCACTTCCGACACGACCTTGTGCGCGGAGTTGCGCTTGAACGAACGGTTGCCCGATGCGCTCTCGACCTTGACGCCCTGCTTGTTTGCGCCGCCTTTACTCAGTGCGACTTTGTGGGCTAAATCTTTACCCTCACGGGCATCAGCGGTGCCGTTTTTGTCTTGGTCGGCGTTTTTCTGATCGAACTGTTCACGCGCGCGCTGGCGCTCAAGTCGAGTGCGACCTTCGCCACGTTCAAGCTGCTGTTGGTATTCCTTCTTGTAAGGACGGGGTTTGTTCACGTACGGCATTTTTAACTCCTATTGTGCTCACATTGTTTTACCGGGCAGAAGCGGCACAACGGGCCGCTGATCGGGTTCCATACATCAAATTCTTCGGCTTTTTTGAGTCTATTAAGATGCACAAGCGCGGGTTGTATGTACTCTTTTTTATTGCCAGCATAATGCTCTTTGCGCACAAACTCATTGCTTACCACAAACAGCAATGCCGATTTAATCTTGTTGATCTCGGGGAAGTGAGCGAACACAGCGGTTGCCATGTAATCAAGCTGCTTGGTGTCGGCGTAGCGTGCGCTCTTGCCTGTCTTGTAGTCCACCATGTGGGCTAGCCCTTTAGCCTTGTCCACGATCAACAAGTCGACGATCCCATGCCACCACACATCAGACGCCTTGAACGCGCAGGCTTTGAGTTCCTCAGTAAGCCCAAGCTCAAGCTCGCAGTGCTTGTCGCCGGGAATATTTTTGAGCGATTCCAAAATTGACTGCATGTACGAGTATTTTTTTGGCATTGGTTTGCCGTCACGAATGTGCTTTTCTGCGGCTTTGTGTACGTCTCCACCATAAACAGCCGCTTCGTGCGGAACATCTTTAATATCTTTAGCAACTTTTAAGTGATAATATTTTTTGGGGCACTGCTCAAAAGTTTTGAGGCTGCTGTACGACCAAACTAAGTTCATTTTTACCCCACGAGGTAAGACATGATCAGAGCAAGCGCCACAAATGGGCCAAGCACCACTGAAGCAAGCAAAGCTAACAACCAAGCTGCGGCGAAAAGATCGATCAAGACTCTCATTCATTTGTCCTTTTTCTCCATAAATAACAACGCAGCGTGTGCTTCAGTCGCCCATCGTATTGTGAGCAGTGCTTGTTGACGGGCTTCGTTCCAATTTTTCTCCAACGCAGCGTCGTGTAGCGCTTTTAACGCTTTTTCAGCCTTCAGGGTTGGATAAGCGTAGTCCACGAAACTAGCAATCTCCGTAACTTTGTCCATATCCAGCCTCACAGTTTAGGGGTAAATCAGCGGCCCATGCGGGACGCAGTTTCATACACATCTCAACAAACTCTTTGCCTTGCTCGGCTTCGTCCTCGGGGATAAGGCAAGTAACAGCATCGTGCACCGTCATCACAACACGATATTTCTTTGCAATCATTAACATCTGTTCGCCAATAATAATTCGAGCTAACGCTTGACAGATGTTTTCTACGACTTTGCCACCATAAATACGATTGAGTATTACAGTTTTTCCCTTCTTTGTGTCGTACACATACTCATACTTGCCGCTGTCAGGGTCTCGGCGTTTGTGCAAGTTAGGATACTTTACATACATACCGTTGGGCAGACGAATACCACGCTTGCCCTCAACTTTGAGGATGCCACCGCGCCCAAGCTCTCCGGTCTGATTGGCTGCAATCCAATCTAGGGCTTCGTGGGCTTTTCGCCAAAGGTCTGGAATCTTGTTATTGGTTTCACGGTAAGTGCTAATAATCCGTTGCGCTTCCTCCAACGCAACTTCCACACCTGCATTTTTGAGCGCAGCCTTAAACTTCTTAGCACCCATGCCGTAACCTGACCCGAGGATCGTGGTTTTGCCGACAAATCGCTCGCCCTTGTCAACTTCAGAAATGCTCTTTGAGTAGATAGCCGAAGCCATGATTTTGTAGACATCTTCACCTTTCTCGAACGCTGACACCAAGTCGTTCTGCTCGGCCAGCCACGCAAGCGTACGCGCCTCAATCTGAGACGAGTCGGAATCGCAGATGACATGCCCGGCAGGGGCAACGATGGCTTTCTTCAGTGGGCTATTTCGCGGAAGATTCTGCAAGTTCAGCTTGTCGTCTCCGCCCCAACGCCCAGTGTGTGCAGCGTAGTACCGCAAGGGCACAGGCATCGGCCCACGCGCTGAAATCTGAATGAAGCGTTCGGTGCGCGTCTGCTCAATCGTTGACTTAGCGCCAAGCCGAGCAGCGACAAGTGCCTGGACTTCCGGGTTCTCGTGCTCTAACAACGCCTTGAAGTCTTCGTCAATCTTAGAGAAGGCGTATGTCTCCTTGCCTGTGGTCAGACTGATTTTGGTCGGCGGCTCTACATTCCACGCTTTGAGCAACTCGGCGAACTTGTGGTTGCTCATCAGGTCTTCTTCGGAGAAGTTCTCCAACAGCTCCTCGCGCCTAGAACTTACCTCCCCGTAATGCCGTATCAAGGCCGTGTCGTCCAAGTACAGAGTCGGCTCGGCGAACATCTTGATTGTCAGATCGATGAGGCGAAGCTCGGACTTGGGGAAGTCAGTAGCCATGTACTGAAATATGGAGTAGGTCAGAGCCACATCGTTGCAGCAGTATTCGCCGTACCTCGCTAGGTCGTGCAGATTAAAGTCTTCTCTCCACTTGCCCAGTGCGCTGAGCACTTCCCCGCCTTTGACCCCTACTTCGTAGTGCTCAGCCAGTACCTTCAAGCTGCCGCCCACTTCAGTTCCATGAATGGCACGGGCCATGCTCAACGTGTCGATCCAACCTTTGGCCGCGATGCCCAGGTGCCAGTTGAGGATAGCCGCATCAAACACAGC